TGAACTCGAAGAAGATGACTCAAAAATGAATATCCAACTTGACGAATTCTCCAACACCGATTACACTGTTTGATATGAACTTCCCAACTGATACTGTCAACGTCCTGCCACATCTTCAAGAGCTTCGTAATACTTGGAGGTTGCAGAACTTCACTTATACTAAAGATCAACAGACTCAATATGATATGCTATTGCAAGCACGTCGAGAACGTGTAGCATGGTTTTATGAACTTGATCGTGTGCATAAAGGTCCGAAAGTAGTTAAAAAAGCAGAAGAAGTGCAAGAAGACGCAGACGACTGAACAAGTGGCACAGAGGGTCTCCTAGGGGTCTCTCTGTGCGTTATAGTATTGGTATCAACGGAACACGAATGACCCTGACCCTTCGTCCACACCAGAAACGCATTCTTAACAGTATGCTTGCCTATGACAAAGGTCAAGTGATTGTTCCTACAGGTGGTGGCAAAACTATCTGTATGATTCAGGATGTTGTGGAGAATTGTAAGTATATTGACAATGGAATGACGACTGTTGTTGTTGCTCCACGTATTCTGTTGGCAGAACAATTGTGCTCTGAGTTTCTTGAGTTGATTGATACAACTCACACGCATGTGATGCACGTTCATAGTGGTGAAACCGATCACTATTCTACAACCAACGCAGACAACATTCACGTATTCACTAACACTGCTCGCGCAGAAGGTGAGAACGTTATCATCTTCACCTCTTACAACTCCTTGCATCGTATCGTTGAGGCAGATATTGAGGTTGATAACATCTATTTTGATGAAGCACACAACAGTGTAAAGAAGAACTTCTTTCCTGCGACTGAGTTCTTTGCTAATGAAGCAAATCGTTGCTATTTCTTCACAGCAACACCGAAACATTCCCTTGCTGCTACTAAACCAGGCATGAATTGGTCTGTTTATGGTCAGGTTCTTTGTAATGTTCCTGCTCCTGAGTTGGTTGAACAGGGATACATTCTCCCTCCTAAAGTTGTAGTCAAGCAATTGCCTATGGTTAAAGGTCGCAAGGTGATGTTTGCTGATGATTGTGACAATCTGCTTGAGACTATCGATGACAACAGCATCGACAAGACTTTGATCTGTGCTCGTACAACAAAGCAAATCATCAATCTTCTTACTCATTCAGATTTCTGCCTACAACTTGCCGAGCGTGGCTATTCTTGGATGACGATTACATCGAAGACCGGTGCAATCATCGATGGCAAGAAAGTCAATCGCGATGTATTCTTTGACACCCTGAACACTTGGGGCAAGGACAAGACCAAGAAATTTGTTGTTCTTCACCACTCTATTCTGTCTGAGGGTATCAACGTCAGTGGACTTGAAGCTGTTATCTTCATGCGTAACATGGATTACATCGGTATCAGTCAGTCTATCGGTCGTGTGATTCGTTTGGGTGGAAGTGAGAAGACGTTTGGTTTAGTTTGTATCCCTACATATGACCGAGTAGGCATCAGCACTGCCAAGAAAGTTCAGGCAGTTGTTGATGTTGTGTTTAATCAAGGTCAACCCGCTATCAGTGAGATCCGCCGGTAGTGTGCCAGTCGATTGAAGTGTCCACCATTCCCCCATGGGGGGTGGTTTTCGTGTATATTAAGAGAGTCAAAGGAGCACACCATGGGCGCAGGTTCTTCCACCGATCACTACATGCAAGACGCAGCAGAGGCATATATTGTCTTTAAGTTGCAAGAACTTGCGGTTGAAAATGATGTTGCTCTGACCGATGATGTTGGTGACAAGTTTGCCATTTTTATGGCATATTGTTCTGAGCGTGGTATCTCTGAAGAGTTTGGTGATAGTGTTTACAAAGAGAACATTGATGCTGTAGTTGATAGTTTCTTTCAGGATCTAATTGCTAAGTATCCTGGCAGAAAGTTTGATGTTGTTGATGTTGAGAAAAAGTTTCGCGATCTTAAACTGAAGGGTGATTTTGCTATCTATTTCAGTGAGGATGATTATGTTTCATTCTCTCTGAAGAACTACAAGAATGGATATGATCGCATTCAACTTTGTTCTGGAACTTGGAACTCCTTCCTTAATAACTTTTTGTTCGAGTCTGCTGGTGTTGGTATGTTTATCAACCCCATCACTAAACAACGTTTTAAGGGGTCTAATCGTGCTGTCAGGGATCAACTTATCGAGAGCATGGGTTTTTCTCCTCTGAAGGGAATCTACAGCAAGTTTGATAACATTCTCGATGCTGTTCGCACTTTCTATGTTAATAGCGAAGAAGCAAACATGTGGCAGAATGTTGAGACTCGCTGGAAGAATGATTGTGCCGAGTATGGTCTGAATGCAGCACAATCTGTTGTTGACGCACTCAAAACTCTTGACAATAATCAGATCAAGCAACGCATCATTAAAATGGCAGGTCTTAACTACGAAGAAGAGATCCTTTTGATTGGTAAGGGTGAGTATTGCTGCTCCTTGTTTAATGATACCTATGCAGACATCTTGCGTCGTATCAATAATGAGGAATCTGTGGTAGAATATAAAGTAAATGGCAAAGGTGTGCTGTTCACCATCACTGATGGCGAGGATATTGTGAGCATCGAAGTTCCCTTCACCCTGCAAAAGAACGGAGCATGGTATCTCTGTGGTGAAGAATATGAAGGGACTATCTATCACAAGAAAGAGCAAGTTGACCTGGCATATGGTCAACGTCGTCCTAGAAAATCCAAAGAGATTAACACCTCTACCAACACCTATCTGAATCTCAAGAAGGCAGGAGTTTGCTGATGCAGTTTGATATAGTCGCAACAAATCCACCGTTTCAGGATACAACAAAGAGAGGAAAGACTCAGCATAAGCTATGGATTGATTTTACACTCAAAACATTCAGTCACTGGTTAAAACCTGGGGGGATTCTCCTTCAGGTTTCTCCCAGTAGTTTCTTATCACCATCCAGTAAAATTCTGCAATTGTTTAAGTCTAAGGCAGTAAAGTTTCTACACTTAGATACAAAAACCTATTTTCCTGAAGTGGGAAGCACGTTCGCTGACTATATGGTCTCTAACCGTCCCGATGCAGAAAAAACTAAAGTTGTTACTCAGGATAACGTATTTGACTGCAAAATAGATGGATCTGTGTTCTATTTGCCCATTGATCTATCACAAAACGCATTATCTGTCCATAATAAGGTAATGTTTGATGCAAAAGAGCACTTAAATGTAAAATATGATTATGTCACCTGTCATAACGTGAATTTGCTGAGGGGCACGGGTATTGTAAGCAAAACTGAAAGTGATGAATATATTCATCCTATTCTACACACAAACAAGCAAACTTGGTATTCAAGAATTCGACAAGATTGGGCATCACAAAAGAAAGTTATGTGGTCACGCAGTGGATATACAAAACCATTCTATGATGATGGTATTTTAGGTGGTACTGATATGGTATATTATGTGTTGGTGAATGATAAAGAATCAGGAGAGAATCTAACACATAACCTGAACAGTATGCTAATGAGGTATATTCTCAAGACTGCAAAATGGTCTGGGTTTGGTAATGAAAAAGTATTTCGTCGCTTGCCAAACTTACCAACTAATCGTAGAATGAGTGATGATGATGTGTTCGACTTCTTTAACATCACAGAACAAGAGAGAGTGTATGTCAGACAAATTGTGGAGTGAAGTAAAGAATAGGATGGATGATCACTCTTACATGGGTGAGATTAATCGTGATGAATATAGAGTCAAAATAACAGCTGAGGTCTTCACTCCTACTGACTTGGTGATAAGAATGCTTCGTGAATGTGGAGTAGATAAGTTTACACCAGGCAAAACAGTTCTTGATCCTGCTTGTGGTGATGGTCAGTTCTTGGTTGCAGTTAAATGGGTTAAAGTGTTGTTTCATAGTATGACTGAGAGTGATGCACTGGATGACATCTATGGCATAGATCTTATGAGAGATAATGTTGATCTATGTAAGAAAAGATTGGGTGGAGGTACAATCCTCATGGGAGATTCACTGAATCCAAGTGAGAGAATTAAAGATCAAACGAGTGAAGAATACAATAGATTGTTACAATTATTTGCAACCACTGTCTTTGTGTGACAGTTGGTCAAAGTGTCCACCATCGCTTGATTTGTCCCTTATTCCGTGCCATACTAACAGTATGAAAAACACCCACCTAGAGCACCCAGAAGACTCCATTCTGACGGGTGATCTTTCTGTTCTTGATTGGTTCCTTTCTGATGGTGAAATCTCTGCGAAGATCGATGGCGCTCCTGCGATTGTATGGGGTACGAATCCGCAAACAGGTCGATTCTTTGTTGGTACAAAATCGGTCTTTAACAAGAAACTTATCAAGATTAACGAAACACATTCTGACATTGACGTTAATCATTCTGGCAATGTTGCTGATATATTACACCATTGTTTTGATTGCCTTCCTAGTTTCGACGGGATTGTTCAAGGTGATTTTATTGGGTTTGGTGGTGATGATACTTTCTGCCCCAATACGATCACTTATGTCTTTGATGAAATAATTCATCAGGAGATTATCATCGCACCTCATACATTGTATGCAACTGATGGTGACATGAAAGATGCCTATGTCATCAATGACATGGTAGATATGGAGATCTTTGATGATACTGAGTCGTGTAAGTTTGTCCAACCTGAGTGTTGGCAAGTCGATGAAGATTTTGATGAGATTGTTGGTTTCGCACGTCAGATGGCACAGTTGGTAACATTTGCTGATAAGAAAGAGGCAACAGAACTTAAAGTAGCACTGAACAAGTGTATTCGTGAAGGTCGTGAAGTTGTGCCTGAAACATTCAACAACTCTCGTTTGATTAGTTACTGGTTCTTGATCAAATCTATCAAAGATGACATGTTGTTTTTGATGCGTAACAACGGACCTAAAGCATACATCAATGACCGTCAATGTGGTGGCGAGGGTTATGTCAAGATCAACAATCATGGCATGTTCAAACTTGTCAACCGAGAGCAATTCTCACATGCAAACTTCAACAACGGGAGATTCGCAAATGTTTGATTACACCAAAGAACAATTGATTGATGCACTTGTTCATGAGTGGGAATATCTTTGCCACGATGATCCTGACCCTGACGATGATACTCCAGAAGAATATCGTTTGAAGATGGAATTACTTACCATTGAAGATTTAATCGAAGAAACATCAACTGGAGAAGGTTATGCATTAGATGAATTTATGGAGAACCATGGATGATACTTAGTGATTTTTCCATATCGAGAGCGTCGGGGATGACGTAACACCCGTTCCCGATAGAATTATGCAAAAAACAGGTCTTTGCTCTAGTGGTGGCAACGGTTCTCAAGATAGGACAGCAGGGATGGCACAGCATACCACCAACCAAAGCAAACCAGTTGCCGAACTGGTCTAGTACCGGTTGATCTCGCTTCAAAATCGTGTATATTAAGAGAGTCAAAGGAATTCAACCGATGCGAACCATCACCAAAGCACAAGCACTGGAGCAGTTTCGTTACAATTGGAAATGTGACACTAAGGGCACAAAAATGGCGACTGATTCAATCGCTAAGCGTTTGGCATGGTCATACTTTACTGATGCACTTTGCAAGGAAGGTTACATCACCATGAAAAAGTATGAGTCATGGTCTAACCCTTTTTGAACGCAATTTATTCCAACATCCATCACAAAAATTTTGTTATGACCTTCTGTGCTCCACAACTCAAAACAGAATATCTCACCGAATGTTTGCTTGAGGTTGTGAATAATCAATGGTATGTTAATGCAGTTGAATCTGGACGTAGTTCTTATTCTAAGTTAGAATATAGTGTAAGTAGAAAATATATCAAGGTGAATCAATTTAGAATTCATCCAGATGGTAGTTTTTCAAATAACGGTGTGTTCATGTTCATCGATAAAGAGTCTGGTGCATGTTACAAACCAAAATCATATAGAGGACCATCAGATGGTATTCGATTCCAAATTGAGCAGTTAGTTGATCAACCTGAAATCGTTGATCCTTATGGTTCATTCCTTTATCATTATGCAGCACAGAACATTTACAGATGAAGATTGACACCGTTGGCAGAATCATAGGATCCTTTCTTGTGGTCACTGCATATTTCATCATTCTACATGTGAACTTATCATTAGGAGTGATTATGCAGTTTGTTGGTGATGCTATCTCTGTGCCATTCTTCATCAGAACAAAATCATGGGACGTGGTAATCATGCTCACGTTCTTGTTAATCATCTCATCCACTAAA